GATGCAGTGAAAGGCAGGTACGAGTTTCCAGAACTACGGAGATTGGCCCTTGACCAATATAAATACTGGCAGCCTGAAACAGTTATTGTAGAGGCAAAAGCATCAGGTTTACCTCTAACATACGAGTTAAGAAAGATGGACATACCTGTTGTCAACTTCACCCCGTCAAAAGGAAACGACAAGCACGCCAGAGTAAATGCGGTTGCACCTTTGTTTGAATCTGGTATGATATGGTGTCCTGAGCAAAAATTTGCTGAGGAGGTCATTGAAGAGTGCGCGGCATTCCCATATGGCGACCACGATGACTTGGTGGATTCTACGACCCAAGCTATCATGCGATTCAGGCAGGGCGGTCTGATCGGTCACCCTGAAGATTACGTAGATGAAAAGGCAGAGAAACCTAAAAGGAATTATTATTAATGTCTAAGATTAAAACATTTATAGAATTTGGATCACCCGCATATAAAACTATAGAAAAATATGTTCGAAACATGTTAGCCACTCCTGATGCAGAAGGAATCATGCGTATTGAAAGTAATCAAGTTGTTACTAAAGCTGCCCAAGATCTTGCTGCACAATTTAATTCTTATGGTGTCCCTCCGTCTGTAATCACTAAAACAGATGATGTTAGAACTTTTGCTGGTCAAATAGCAAACATAGAACAACAAAAAATGATGCAAGCAATTAAAAAACAAATAACACCTAAAAAATCTGCTGACATTGTTGAATTACAAACAGGTAAAAAAATTGATCAAAGCAAAGGCATTATAGGTGGTAGACAATTTGAAGAAACAGAAGATCAAATTAAAGCAAGAATAGACAAACAAAACAAAGAAACTATTGCTAGAATAAAAATGGTTGACGATGCAATCGATGATGCGTCAACAGGATTTTCTGGTGACAGAAAAATTGATGCAGAACTTGTTGCAGAAAATTTAGCACAACGAAGAGGTTTAGTTTATGATGATCTTTCTACAAGAGAAAGAGCAAAAATTTATGGTGAAGCATTTGATGCACTATCTAAAAAATTTAGAGATGATTTAGCTACAGGTGGACGTGTTGGTTTGAAAAACGGTATGTCCAGAAGAAAGTTTATGCAAATCATGGGAGGCCTTGCAGCATTACCTGTGGTTGGTAAATTTTTTAAAACGGGAAAAGTTGCAGCACCTGTAGTAGAAAAAGCAGCAGAAGCTGCAAGCGGTGCTCCATCGTATTTTTTTGATCTTGTAAATAAAATTAAAATTTTTGGTAAAGAAGGAAGAAGCATTAGTCCTAGAAAAAAAACAACTACTTATAAAAATTATGAATTAGAAGAAGATTTAACAACAGGTGATCTGACAGTTGTAAAACAAAAAGGAGATCCTGATTTTGCTTACGAAGAAGAGGTTATGGTGCTTAGAAAAGGTCAAGCTGATGAAACTACAAAAGGTAAAACACCACCAGATGAATATGAAGAACTTACTGTAAGACCAGATGGAGATGGTAAGATGAAAGATGTTGACAGCGGTATTGAACCAGAGGGTATTAAAGAAATTATAGAAGAAGTTTCAGGTGAAGCACCATCAATTAAAAAAGCAGGCGGTGGCATCGCTAGAATGTTAGGAGAGTAATGACTCCAAAAGAATACAAACAAATGATGGATTACCTAACTAGAAAGGGTATTAAAAAACCTTTTACACCAGCTAGTGCTATTCAAAGACCAAAAAAAGTTTTAGAAATAGAAGCGTTTAAAGATTTTAATAAACGTAATCCAGTAAACAAAGCTGATGGTGGACGGATTGGGTTTAAAAAAGGACCTGATTTGAGATCTAGACCCGGCGGTGGTTTTGCAAATAAAACAAAAGAAGAAATAGCAGAAATAATGGCAAAAAGAACAAAACCATCTGACGTTATTGCCAAAGAAAAAAGCATTAAAAAAATTTTTGATAAAATATTTAAAGAAAAAAATTTTTCCGGAATTAAACCTGAATTTTCTGGTGTTGGTAAAGGAGAGGGAGATATAGATAAATATGATCCTTCTAGAAAAGGTAAAACAGGAGGGAAGATTCCTAATCAATGGTTTTCTCAACACGTATCAAAAGCAATTAAAGGTGATGTGGATGCTTTAAATGATTTATCTAGAATTACAGGTAGAAGTGTTAAAGATCTACAAGATGCTTTTAGTAAAAGAAATTTAAAGGCTGTAAGATCAGAGGCAGCAGCAAAAAGTTCTGCAAAGTTAGATCCTATAAATAAAAAATTAACAGATTTAATTAAAAATAATGTTGTTGATAAAGAAACAATTAAAAAAACATTAAACATTAGCGAAGATAAATTTCAAAAATCTATAGCTACTATTTTTAAACAATCTTATGATAACAGAAGACAAATTAATAAAGGTAATAAAATTACATCATATCTTGGTAACACGGCAGAAGAAATTACAAACTTGCTTCAAAATCTTAAAAAAGTTGACGGAGTAGATCAAGTAGTACAAAGAAGAAACATAACTCAAATATTAGACGATCTTTATGGTGCACAGGGAACATTACCAAACCCAAAAGCATACGATACTATGATGAAAAGAGTTGATGAATTTTATAAATTAAGAGCTCTTTTACCAGAGGGCATTAAACTAAATTTAGATCACCCAATACCAGAAATTTTAATTCAACAATTAGAAAAATCTGGTCCAACTACTCTTAGGGCAAATGTTCAACCTATAACTCAAGCTTTAAATATGGGTTTTAAAAATAAAATAGATATTGCTTACGCTAATGCTTATGACTTAGCTTCAAGAGGAGACGTAAATGCTAAAAAAATTATGGGAGCAATAGATGAAGTTGCTGAAAAAATAGATTTACCTTTGGGTAAAGTAACAAATCAATATGTTGATTTTGGAAAAAACCCTTTTTTAAGTGGAGACTTAAAAAGAGTAATAGTTGATAATTTAAAAGCACAAAATTTAATTGCGTCTAAATTTGAAGCATTAGATCCAAAATTAAAACAAAGAGCTGGTTTGGATAGATTAAAAAATATTAATATTCCTCAAATAAATATTAAACAGGTTGAAAGAGCTTTTGGTATTTCTGGCGAGGAAGGATTTATGAGTAAGGAGTTTATAAAAGATACTGGAAAATTTTTAGGTAGAGCTGCACAAGGAGCTTTTTTAACTCCAACAGGAGTTGCTGCTACAACTCTTGGACTTGGTGGATTAGATTTAACAACACCAGCAGGAAGATTAACTTTAGGAGCAGAGGCGGCTTTTGCACCTGAGCTTGTTAAAGCAAGTATTGGTGCAACAAAAGGAATAAAAAATAGAGCCTTACAAAAAGGTATACAACGATTTTTAAATTTAGGTTTAAAAACTCCAACAGCTTTAAGACTTGCAAGAATAGCATCACCTATTGGTATTGCATCACTAGGTGCAGAAGGAGCATATCAACTTGGTAAATTTACTAAAAAAAGAATAGGTGAATTAAGAGCCATGTCTCCAGAACAAAGACAAGAGCTTAGAAGAAAAGGCGATGAATTTGCATTTAGTGAGTTTGCAGCAGCAGGTGGCGGTATAGCAAAAGAGGCAGGTGATCCATCAGGTGCTATGCTAGAATCCATGAACCCAGACTCACAAGGGTTGCCTTCATTATTAAAACGTGTTAGGAATAGATAGGAGTATAAATGGCAGATATAGATAAAGGACTCCCGAACACTAGAACTAAACTAGATATCCCTTCAGATGAAGAGATAGCAGAAGAAGTTGCGGTTCAGGAACCAGAAGAATTAAAAGGACCTGTAGAAGTTATCCCTGAAGAGGATGGTGGTGCAACACTAGACTTTGAACCGGGAGCTATAAACATACCAGGCACAGAATCACACTTTGATAATCTTGCAGATATTTTACCAGATGATGTTTTAGAACCAGTTGGTGCTGACATGATCAACAACTATATGGATTACAAAGCATCAAGAAAAGAATGGGAAGAGTCTTACAAAACAGGTTTAGATCTTTTAGGATTTAAATATGAAAACAGAACTGAACCCTTTCAAGGAGCATCAGGTGCAACACACCCAGTGTTAGCAGAAGCGGTCACACAGTTTCAAGCACAAGCATACAAAGAATTATTCCC